GAAATCTATTCAGCAATTAATGCTTTAGCAAGTTGGGCTTTTGGAAAAGGATGGAGCACTAAAGACACAGATTTAAAACAACAATTAGAACACGTTACAGGCATGGGAAAGGATACTTTCCTTAATATTATATGGAACCACGAAGTTGTTAAGTTAGTTGTTGGAGATGCTTTTATTGAGATGGTTCGAGAGAAGGGTGTTATCCAAAATATGATACCTATTTCTCCAGAGAGAGTTAAGGTTGTTATGGAGAAAGGAAGAATTAAAAGATATGAAGTTTGGAACGGCAAAACTTGGGTTAAGAAAAAAGTAGAGGAGATGATACACTCCCACAATAAAAGAATAGGAGACCAGATAAGAGGAACTTCACAATTCGCAGCAAGTCAGAATGTTATTAATTATAAGAATGAGGCTTTAGAAGATGAGAAGACAATTAAACATAGAGATAAGGCTTTAGGAATTGTTTATTATAAAACTAATAATGCTGGGAAGATAACCTATGCAAATTCACAAATAGAAAAAGCAGTAAAGAACGGAGAGATGGTTGGACTCCCAGACGACACAGCTAAAATTGAACCCTACCCCTCAAGAAGTTCAGAAGATAGACAAGCTTGGATTTCTTATTTAGAAAACTTTATTTATCAAACTATAGGAGTTCCAAGAAGTATAGCAACATCTGACGGAACTTCTGAAGTTGGCGGTAAAATGGGGAATGTTAATTTTGACCCAATTTATTCAAAAGAGAGATTAGATATGGAAAGCGATTTATGGATACAACAAGCCATAGAAGTTATCTTTGAAAAACAGCAATCTCTCGGCGGACTTCAACAAGAGGAAGCAAAGAACACAGGGCAAATAAATCTACAGCCAAATGATGTGACGGCTGATATGGAGAGAGAATAATGGTATTCACTCCCCCAACTTTTGGCACAGCAATCCCTCCAATTCCTCAAATAGATACAGGACAAGAAGAAAGAGATGAACAAGATAGAATTAAATGTATTAATTCTGGTGGAAAATGGGATGAGAAAACTAAAACTTGTGACATACCCATAAAAAAAACTAAAGACCCTTATGATATAAAACTCCCAGAACAACCTAAACAAGAACCTCCAAAAGTTACATCAACAAAACCAGAAATAATTTTAGATAAACAGGGAAATAAAGTGGGGATAACTCTCCCAGACGGAAGAATTTTTTATGATATACCAGTAAAAACTATGGAGGCTATGGCAGCAGCAGAAACACAGAGAACAGCTTTGCCAGAGGGAACTCAGCCTTATGGAACAGCACAAGCAAAGTCAGATGAAGCTTTCAGAATAAAACAATTAACTTCTCAAATCGGACAACTAACTCCAGAACAACTTCAAAGAATAAAAGGAACAACAGAACAAGCTCCTATTAATTGGCAACAAGCAATTACAGCAGGAACTATCGGAGAAGCGCCCTCAATAATAACAAGTGCAGCAGGTGGGGCTCTTGCTGGTGGACTTGTGGGTTCTAAAGTTGGAGCAATAGGTGGACCTTATGGGGCTTTTGCTTTGGGAACATTAGGAGCAATAGCTGGTATATGGAGAGGAATAGCATCAAATATTAAAACACAACAGAGAGGAGAGATAGGAGCAAGTATGGATGCTCTTACAAATGCAAGAACTAATATGATGAAACTTTCAAGGATAGTCTCAACAGACCCAAGCAAAGCACAAGAGGCAGTAGATTTATACAACGAACAATTAGCTTTAGTTTATATAGCAAGAGCACAAACAAAATTAGAAGTTCAAGGAAACTTAAACTCTTTTATGGAAGATGGGAGAGATATATTAAGCAATTATGATTTATTTCTTATGGATGGGGGACAAGCAGATATTTATGGAATGAGATTAAGAGCTGATTTAAGTAAAGAAGTTCCTTTGACTGAAGAAGAGATATTAAGTTGGGAGGCAGAAGAATAATGATAAATAAAATAGATTGGAAGATTGTATGCACAGGATTGGCCTGCATTACAACGTTGGAAATGTATGCAATAAGTCAGGGAATTAACGGGACACTTTTAAGTATTGTCCTCGTGATTCTTGCAGGTGCAATCGGCATAACCATCCCCTCAGATAAGTTTATAAAGTAGTGTGTCATGTAATTCTATGACCGATGAACAAACAAATGCGCCTGACACGGAAGGAAAAGAGGTTGATACTTCTACTGAGAAACCTACTGAGACCCCTGATAAAGAGGTGGAGTCTATTGAGGAATCTTCCACCTTGTATGATAAGACTAATAGGGTCGTTGAGAGGCTGGAAATCGCAAACAAGAAAACAGAAGAACTTCTAAACAGGCAAGAACAAATTTATATGAACCAAAAGTTAGGCGGAACTGCGGGCGGACATATTGAAATTAGACCCAAAACTCAAGACGACAAAGACCAGGCCCAAGCAGACCTACTCTTAAAAAAGGATGAAGACTAATGGGTATCAGTATTTCTAAGAAAGATGTGAAGGATATTGTTGAGCAGTCCAAGGAAATTGTTAAGATCATGGAGACTAACAAGAAGATTGCAGCTGATGCGACTAGGAAAGCAAACATCAACATAGCTACAGCCAAAGCAATTATTAAATATCTTAGTGAAAAATAATGCACCTTCAACTTATACTTAGGGGACTACCTCAGGAAATTATGTTATGGAAATCCATGGCTCAGTCTCAATTCTTTCTATGGAGAAGAGTTAATGTTAAGACAGGGAAGGATGATAACGTCCTTATTCAAGCAGGGCTCAGGGACTCAGTACTAGGAACTTATGAGTATGTCTTCCCAAAGGAGTCTCTATCGACTGTGTTGGCAATAATTGGAAAAATAGACCCTCAAGATATTGGAGCAGAAAATACAATAGGAAGAAGATTTAAACTCGCAGTCCTAAGGAAGATGACAGGAACAAAGAAGATCCCTAAAAAATATTTTAAAGAAGCAGCAGAAATCCCTCCCTCCATCGAACTTGGGAACAGCGAAAGGGGACTAGGTCATCTCCACTACGGGAAGGTTGCTCTTCATATCATAGGTATAAAAGAGGACAAAGTGGGTGAAATGCGTTACAAAACATTAAGAAAGACATTTATCCAAGAACTCTTATAAAACAAAAGATTTAAATAGTTATTCGGTGTAAATGATAACATGGCAAGAGAAGTCACGAAGATTGAATTATATGGTAATGAGGAGCTGGGCGACATCCGAGGGTTTGATTGTACATCCGGAACTAAGATTTCTAAGGGAACTGTTTTAAAATTCGCTTCTCCACGAACAGCATCAGCGTCAACTGGCACTGGGGATGTATACGCTGGAGTTGCATCAGCAGATAAAAGCGGCACAGATTATTCTACTAGGGTTGGTTGTTGGGAAAATGCTATTTTAGAATTTACATCATCAGGGTTAGTAACTGCTGGACAGAAAGTTAAGACTGCGGCGCCGGGTAATTATGTTATGGCAGCTGAAGACGCAGACGTAACAAGTTCTTATCAAATCATTGTAGGGACAGCATTAAAGACAGGAACAAATGCAAGAATACAAGTGAGGGTAAACAACTAATGGCAATCGCAAACTTACACCGAATGGAGCCAGAAGAAGCTAAGAAAGCTTTGGATGAAGCTAACGGAGTTAAGGAAGTAGAAGAAATTAAACCAGAGAAGAAAAAGAAATAATGGCAACTGGCTCAGATAACGCAGACTTTACAGGCTCAGACCAAACAGGAACAGTTGGTTTAAGGAAAGAAGTTATTGATAAGTTCTTAAAAGGATTTGCACCACGAGCATACAAGATGAAGCAGGCGGTTACTATTGACACTACTTCTGCAAACAAAAATACATTCTGGCGAGCAGACCCAGAAGTTCTGAGTGATGTTGAAGGCAACAGTTCTGAGGGTCTTGTAAGAGGGGAATCATTCCCTCAATTAGTTTCAGAGTTCCAAGAGATTTCAGCATTCTTAATAAAGTATGGTTGTAAAGACACTATCTTCTGGGAAGACATCCGGACAAACAACATCAATGTTATCAAGAGAACACTAGAGAAATTAACTGAGAAGGTTGTTAATAAAGTTGATGCAAGAATTTACTCTGTTCTCTCTGACGCAGGAACTCCTGTTGATATTCAAAGTGTGACTATTACTGGCGCACGATATTGGGATGCATCAAGTGCGCAGATAGTAGACGACCTTATGTTTGGGTCACAGCTTATTGGCGAGAAGAATTACACTACAGAAAATTTAATGGTTTTTGTTAATCATAAGACATTTAGGGCTATGAACAACTACCTCTACGAGAAGGGGGCACAGGCGCCATCTGCAGGGGACGCAGTCGCAAAGAATGGAAGAGTCGCTAAGATAGCAGGGGTAGGACAGATTATCGTTGCAGCTACAGTTCCAACATCTCAGGCTCTTATGGTTGTCCCAAAGAAGTGCGGGACATGGAAATCATCCTTTGCTTTAGCATCTGATACACAAGTTGAATCATTCAAAGGAACAAGTGTTACAATCTGTGAAGAGGGGACAACTCAATTAACAGACCCAGACGCAGTAGTTCTTTTCCAAGGAATCTTCTCTACATAAATTTTTAAAGTTCGTTTTCTAGTAATTACTATGGCATTAGTAGCAGGAACAAATAGTGGATTTGTAACAACAGCCCCAACAAGTGACCCTGAAGGTGGATATAATATTAATACAGTAGATGAAAAAGTTGTAGCTACTCATGACACTTCACCTGCAACAGCTACAAAGATTACAGAAATAGGTTGGTGGTGTAATAATGCAACAGAGGAATCTAATTTTGAAGTTGGCGTTTATACAAATGATAGTGGAAAACCTAATGTTCTTTTAGCTGGTTCAAGTCAGACAAATGCAAAAGGAACAGGTGCAGGATGGAAAGTTGTAACTGGATTAAATATTACAATTTCTCCAGAAACAGATTATCATATAGCTTTTCAATTAGATAATACTGCTACCGAAAGTAAAACAGATTGGGACTGGACAGGAAATAATGGAGAATATAAGGATGCTTCAACATTACCCTCTCCTTGGGGAGATGCGGGTAGTAGCCTTCCTGGTATAATATCAATTTATGCAGTTTGGGAAGCAGCACCAACCCCACCAGTAGCCGCCTTCTCAGGAACTCCAACCTCAGGGGAAGCACCCTTAACTGTTCAATTCACAGACACATCTACTAACACGCCAACCTCATGGCTGTGGGATTTCGGAGACACGACCGGCTCAATATTAGAAAACCCGGAAAACATCTACGCCAGCGCAGGGGACTTTACTGTAACTCTCACAGCCACGAATGATGATGGCTCAGATGACGAAGAGAAAACAGATTATATAACAGTCACCGCACCACCAGCAGTAGTAGCAGAAGTAAAGAAGACAGGGAAAAGACATTTTAGATGGCAGGAAGAGGAAGAAGAAAAACCAAAGCCAATCCCAAAGAA